CCGATCCAACCATCAGAAGTTCGATCTCGATCTCCGAAGGTGTCGTCAATCTGTTCTCTTAACTGGATTGCGCACTTAGATAAACGAGGCTTCATTATCCCAGAAGCAACTTTGCTTCATCTTCAGTGATACCAAGTTTAGCTAGCAATGCAGCTTTAGCATCGGCAGCAGCCTTTTCAGCCTTTACTCGATCCTCTTGAGCTTTGACATCTACCAAGTATTGAGAATACTCAGCATCAGTCATTTCACGATCAAGAACTTCAACGCCATCTGAGATGCGAACCATTGGTTTAGTCATTATTTAACTCCATATACATAAGCAGTGCCACCAGCCCAAGTGCTTGAGCCAGCCAATAATTGTAAAGATGTGATCGCAGTCGTATTAAGCCACGCGCCGACTGAGTTATTCAACGCATTTTCATAACCGCCAGTGCCTTGTCCAAATTCTACTGCTGCCATTAACTTATAACTGGTTGTGTTTTCGTAATTTTCAAGGGTGATTATTGCGGCGTTTTTATTATTGCCTGTGTTTGTTGGAATGTTAAAGTAGAACTGATTAGCTGTGTCACCGGCATTTAATGTTGAGGAAGTACCATAAGCAGTTTGATATAAATTGCGATAAGTGCTTGTAGATACGCTGTTCAATCTAAAGCCACATTGCTGAGATGCAGTCATTTGGTAATTCTCAATCCAAATTTTAACCTGCTTATATCCTGTTGGTATTGTCAACGAAGTCGAGGCTGTTGAAAGTGTGGTGGTTGAAGCAAGAGTCCAACCCCCAGCAGCACCAGAAACGGCTACCCATGCTGAACCATCATAATATTCGGTTGAATTAGTGTCCTTCAAGAAAGACATGTTGCCTTCTTGTGGGCTAGTAACAGCCGAAGTACGAGCAGCCGCATTAGCGAACACCCAGACTCCCTGCATTAAATATCCGTTAGTGTCTGCGGCTGTGAGAACATCACCTGTGGCGAATGTCTTAAAGCCTTGTCCTGCTGCCATATGTTCTCCTTAGTAAGATAAAGTGCTAGTACCTAGCACTCCATAAAGTGATGAGTCAAGTATAAACGAATCTATAATTGGTTCAAGTGTGGTTAAGGTGGTTTTCCAGTTACTTGGTTTAATGTCGTGTGACACGCCAAATACCTGCAAAGTCTTGGTTAGGGTCGATGAACCCGGTTGAGTTGTCGTCACTGTAATTGGGTCAAAGAAATCGAGATCTAAAGCAGCAGTAATGCCAGCATCGTAATTGGCAGTATATAGATCCAAGGTAACTGCATCGCAGCGGATCGAAGTTTCTTGGCGAGATGCAACAAAGGCTCTGGCATTATCTAGGGCTTCCGCATCTGTTTCCATGAGCAGGTTTTGCTCTTGATAAGAATGTAAGAAATATTTATCGATCGAAGCTTGATTAAAGGCAACCTGTGGAGTTCCACCAGTACGAGTAACGGTGGCCTTATTGAATACCAGAGTGTCGTCTAATTTCCAGAGAGCATTGTTATACGAGATACCAGTTCCATTGTCGTTAAACTCGACTGGGGTTCCAGCCACGCTAGATGAAGTCAGGGCACGATCTTGAAAGACTACATTGCCCAAAGCGTCCATATACAGTGACCCATATTCAGTGCTAGTGACTAGCTGCATTGCGCCAAGAGAAGTTCTAAGAGTGCCTGGGTCTGCTTGGACTGTGGTCTGTCCAGCATCGATGTCACGCATGCCAGTAGGCCAGCCGATTGAATCAAGAATCTTGCCAATACGAGTGCCAGTGGTTTGACCTGCTGGAGTAGTGGCGACTGTTGTTATCTGGGCATTCTGGAATAATCTAAAGCCATCGACGGCTTGGACCGTAGTGTAAACAATTTCACCCACATCTTTAGGGGTGGTGGTGTTATATGAAGTTATGTAACCTGCAAAGATTGGGTAAGTAGTTCCCTCGTAACTAGCAGTAATAGTTACCTTACGCATTGGCGTTAAGAGTTCATAGTACGGCGATGATGGGTTCATTGGGTTAAAATCGCCGTTCTGATCGATGATCCGAAGGCTCATTGTGCCAGTCTGGAATATGTCTGAAAGAGCTGTGCGACCCCGATTAGTTTTGATTGAATCGACTTGGTTGGAAACATCTACTGTAACCGCTGTGCTATCAGCTAGTGCATTAACTCCCAGAACGCCTGAATCAAGAATCATAGGCGAGGCAAAGCCAGCACCTGTTGAAAAGTTGATAATGGCGTTAATTACTGGGATTGTCACCGTTACTCCGCCCTAAATCCAATTGCACCTGGCCGTCTTGTGCTTAGGCCTTCAGTATCAGCAACAATAAGTGCATCAGCAACAATTTTGGTCATGTCACTTTGACTAATTACAGATCCTTCAACATTGACATTGACTGTTACTGGTGGTGTCATGTAACCAGAGTCATAGTTACGATCTGGATTTTGACTAGGATTGTAAGTAGTGCCAGCTGCAGATGAGCCATTTGTGGCAGAAGCAGCAAGTGCGTCAACAGTGGTTTGAGATTCTGTAACAGATGCAGCAGCGGCCTGAGCAGCTTCGGCAGCAGCTTCGGCAACGTTTTCTACCTTTGCTAAAATGTCATCGATGGTGTCATCAGGTTCAAAAGTGGGTTTGATAGCGGCTGCTCGATCAGCGGCTTCTTTGTCGGCTGCAGCTTTGTCAGCGGCTGCCTTATCAGCGGCTGCCTTATCAGCTGCGGCTTTCTCGGCTGCTTTTACTTTTTCATCATAATTGCGATCCGCATTTTGACCAGGATTGTAGGTAACACCCGGAATCATAGTTCCACTAATCGCAGAGATACCTAAGCCTACTTTGCCAAGTTCTGCCAAGGCTTTAGATAAACTGCCAGCCCAAGTAGCAAAAGGATCTTTGGCAGCACCGATTGCTAAAAGATCAGCGGCAATCTGGGCATTCTTCTTTTGAATATCTTCAAGCTTCTTCTGTAAAGTTTCTGCCTTGGCAGTATCTTCATCAGCAATGGCTTGCATAAGAAGCAAGCGAGTCTTTTCTTCTTCGCTAATCTTGCCCTTTAGAGCAGCAGCAATCTGTATGTTCTGCATGTTAAATACAGCAGAAGCCTTGTCTAACTTGAGTTTGTTTGCAGCAGCTAACTTATCAGCTTTAAGTTTGGCCGCTGCTGCATCTTTTATAGCCTTCAATCTAGCGGCTTCGGCAGCAGCAAGTTTTCTTGCTGTCAATAATTCTGTTGATACACCAGAACCACCTGTAAAGAATCTACGGGCAGAAGGTCTTTTAACTAATTTTTGGGCTGTGCTTTCAGTAACATTTCCAGTTACAAATGCGCTAAGCCAATCTAGGGCATTGTATTTTGCAGCGTCTGAAAGCATTTGACCTAAAGCCTCAGAGAATGTGTTGATATTGGCTGTTGCTTCGTCTATGTTGCCGTTGCCAGCAAGAGCAGCAAAGAGATCAACTAAACCTTTTCCGATTGATTCTTTAGCGTTATCAGCTGCGATGCTTAGTTTGTCAACAGATCCGGCATAAGTGTCGATGGCTACTTTTCCAGCACCCTTGCTTTGCTTTGTTAGTATCGCCTGGATCTCTTCAAAAGACTTGGAAGCAAGTTGCGCTTGAGTTAGGCCAGTGTATAACTGCTTCAGTCCTTTGTAATTGCCTACATAAGCATTGGAAAGAATGTCAACAGTTGAGGCAAAATCAATGCCATTAGCATGAGAAAGGTCAAAGGCTAAAGCCATTAACTCTTGAGTCTTAGTAGTTGATAAAGTTACTTTAGCAAGTTGCGCGTAGGCTGGTCTTAATAGATCGTCAGATATAGCGGCTTGGGCTTCCATATTTTTAATGAAGTTATCTGCATTGACAGACTGATAAGCCAGACCAAGATTCTTTAGGTTAGTTCTTAATACTCTAATTGCTCGATCATCTTCGGCGAATGCTTTAACTGAAGCCTTGCTAAAGTCAACAATGGCCTTGGCACTAAAGGTGATACCAATAGTTTTGCCTAAAGTCTTAACGCTTTTCTCAAGTGATGATGTCGCATTACCAGCATCTTTGAAAGCCTTCTTGCCAGTAAACTCAGCTGCGACATCAATAATTACATTAGCCATTATCCGCGCACCTGGGCTCTCTTGTTAAGTTTGGCAGTTACCTTTTCAATGGCTTTAATTACCCCATCTTGGGCTTTGCCACGATCTTCTTCATAGGCGCGATATAGAACGCGGCCTTCCATCTCGTTCTTGCCTTTCATGACAGAGCCGTATTTACCTCTAATGTTTTTAACAAAGACACTATCAGGATTGACTCGACCAGCAATTTCATAGATTGCACCAGCTGCACTCTTATTAAATAAGCGAGCTAAAGATCTGAAACCTCGGCGATCTGGCTTTGATGGAGATGTCTTATAACCAATGCCACGCTTGACCAGAGAAGCATTGTAGGTAGGGAATCGACCTTCATTAAAAGATCTTGGTTTCCAGTTGCTTAGTGTTTGACTTTCAGAAGGCGCATAGCCCCGAGCCGCCTTCACAACGGGCTTCAGGGCTAAGGCCATTTCCTTTGGTAATTGTTTGGCTAAATCAGGTGTGAACTGACGCAAGGATTTACGAAGTGCGACCGCGCCCTTTACTGCGACTGGCATCTTTCATCTCCTTGTTTCGATCTTTCATAGCCTGTAATAGAGCCTTGAACATTCTCGAATCAAGTTCGAGTAAGTCATTAGGCGCGATCTTTGTTTCCAGACTTACTCTTGCGACTAAGTAGGTAAAAGAGTCACGCCCTATAATTCCGGGCTATCATCGAGGACTTCCACCTTTGAGAGTGTGTCCAAGAATTCTGCACCAAACATCTTGACAGTTTCACCGCTACGGCGAATGCACTCCCAAGCCAGCCAATACACATCACTCTGTTTTTCATCGTCACGAAAGGCTTTATGAAAACCTTTCTTGGCGTAAACCTCGAATGCGTATTCGATCGATGGGGTTATCTGATGTTCAGATACAGAGCCATCTGCCCTTGTGATCTTTAGCTTTGCCATTCTTTAGCCCTTTTCTTTAGTAGTTAGATTACGACCAAGTACCAGTTGATGCGATTGCTGTCTTGCTGTTGCAGGTAAATGTAAGATCCATCATACCTTCATCAGCGACAGAACCATTAATGTCTGTTAGGTTGTCAACCAAGATTGTGCCTGAATATAGAACGTTAGTTGCTGATACAGCAGCTGATGAATCTTGGATTGCTGCGAATGCAACAGTTGTGCCATAAGCAGCCTGAAGGGTTGCTAGAACGTTTGCTGCTGCTGTGTCGTTTAAGAATGACACAGTGATGGTATCTGCTGAAAGTCCGGTAACGAACTTATGAGCTGTGTCGCCCATAGCAGTAACTTCGATCTGATCTGACTGACGGTTAAGTGTAAACGCAGTGACGTGATCTGAAAGATTGATAGTGGCAATCTTTAGACCAACTTTGTTATTTAGAAAAATTGCCATGATTATTCTTCTTCCTTCTTAGTAGTTACTGGCTTTGGTGCTGTGGTGATCTGACCAATCTTCTTCAAGAAGGCTAGATCCTCTGGTGTTAGGTCTGACATATTAACTCCAACTTGTTAGGATTGATACGGACATCTCGCAGCTGAGCAGATCACCTGATGCAGCGTTGAGAACACTTGGGGCAGAGACACTGCCTACATTATACGTCAAAGAACTGGCAGCCAATAAGTTAAACACTCTGACCAAGTTAGTTTCAATGCCGTTTAGATTGCCTTCGTTATCGAATAAAGGCACAGTTATTACAATTTTGAAATTAGCCAAAGGGCTGATGGTGTTGCGCGCGTTGTTGCTTGGCGAAAGATACGGATCGTCCGGGCTGACAATTACTGAGTTAGCAAGAACAACTGAAGGTGGAAAGGCAAAAGTCTGCCAAAGTGAGTTGTCAACTAACGCTGTTGCCAGGGTAGTTCGAAGGGTCGTGATCGATGCTGGCATTAGCCCACCATTGAGCGAGGGTCTAGCGCGTGTGCGATTAATCCTCTGACCTTAGCGAGAAGCTGTGCGCTCATTCGGTAAGGTGAGGGCTGGAAATCTACGGAGTTACTGCCCGAAAGGGTTGCAGTTCTCGCTTGCCAGATTTCAACAGCTATCATCAAAGCGGCATTCTGAATTGCTGCATCAGCAGTCCAGTCTGTTGAGGGACTAATTGTTACAGTGCCATAAGGCATTACTGCGTGACGTGGTTCGGCTGCTGGTGTGCCAGTTATTGCATAAGAAATTGAATAATCGCCAACTTCTGTGACTGTCTTTGATCCATTTAGATGGGCTTTGTTGTTAGTTACAACAACCGTTTGACCGACATAAAATGTATTTTTTACAAGTGTGTCAAAATACAAAGTTCCCACTGTGGTGGTGTTGCTGTGTTCTGTGTTGAAATGAGTATCTGCCCAAAGCATTGGAAGTAGGACTGCATCTGATGCATCGCAGACTTCTTGGATTGTCGCGTCTGAATATAGCGAGCCAACGCCGAGAACGCTCTTGAGTTCAGCTACTGTGCAGAGTGACATTCCAATTCCTTTCTAAAGACCAAGAGGGGGCAAGGGCTATGCCCCCTCTCAGCGACTTAGTGGGCTTACGCCTTGTTGTTCTTGAATGCGCCAGCAGCAACCTTAGTTGCGATTGCGCCGAAGCCGTAGTAACCGATGGTTACTTGACCTGCTGCTGTTGATTCCGCGCGTAAGCGGTATGTTGGTGACTCATACCATGTGTATGCATCTGGGTTAACGATAAGGATTGTGCCATCGCCATCGCCAGCGTTTGTTGGGTCAACGTATAGGTTAAGTCCTGCAACGTTACCTGTTAGTGATGTTGGTGCTACTTGACCGCCAGCGTTCATTGGCTGTGATGCTGTGTAGATTGGGCGACCTGCATCGTTAAGTGACATGATGTTTGACCATTGTCCTGTTGATACAACCATGTTGCGAGCAAATGGGTTAGGTAGTCCTGCTGTGGCTGCGTAAACAGAAGCAGATCCGCGAGCAACAATTCCAAGCAATTCAGCTGCTGTTGGGTATGTGACTGTTGTTGTTGCATCTGCTGTTGCACCTGAAATAAGTGCAGCGTTTACTGCTGCGTTTGTTGCCTTTGCGTAAGCTGCTGCCATGTTGCGCACTAGCTCATCGAAGAATGCTGGAGATGTGCGATCTAGCAATTCAACTGAGAATGTCTGCTGTCCAGCATACTTCTTGACTGATACTGACAAGAATGATGAAGCCTGATCGGTCTCATTAAATGCTGCGCCTTCAGCGGTTTCTGCAACTGTTGGCATTGTTGTGATCTTTGGGATCTCGAAAGTCATACCGGCATCTGGAAGCACTCCGCGAGAGATTGCATCGATTGATGGACGGATTGTTGTGCCTAGTGGGTTGATGATTTCAGACAACTGACGAGTTGGTACAAGACCAGCGTTGTCTGTTGTGTCATCTGCTGCAAGTAGGTATTGACGAGCTGACTCATCGCCTAGTGCTGCGCGGATTGAGTTCTCTGCATACTTTGCAGCTGTTACTTCGATACGAGGCTTGGTGTAAGCCATTGCTGTGACAGTTGGGCGAGCAGCTTCAACCGCTTGTGCTTCAACTGGTGTTGCTTCGACGGCTGGAGTGGTATTTTCCACGTTGGCTATCTCGCTTTCTGTTGGTAGGGGTTCTTCTACTGCAACAGATTCTTCTGCTGCAATATCAGTGACTTGGGCTGACTTAAATGCTGGCTCAGTCACTAAACTTACTTCGACCAAGCGAGCAGCAGACACATAAGTCACGCCGTCCTTGATCTTTGACTTTAGAACTTCTGCGCCGATGCTCAATCCTGATTGCAATCCTTCTTCGGCAAGGATCAAGGCTTCTGTACCGCGTTGTGAGCGACTTACAGAAAATACAGCATCGATGGAGTTCTCTGACTCGGAGAAGCTGACGGCACGACCCAAAGGCTTTTTAGAATCATGCTGATTTAATAATTTTATACTCTTAGGATCTGGGATCTCGATTGATCCAGAAGCAAAGATAACCTTGCCCATGTTGGTCGATCCTGCTTCAATGTTAAGAGGCACGATCTTGCCTGAGATAGTGCGATTGGCTGAATCGGCTGTTAGTTCAGCTGCGAAGGTGATTATCTGGGTCATTCCATACCTTGACTTCCGTTAGGTGTTAGATCTGTCATTTCCATTGCTTGTTCTTGAGTAATGAGTTCAAGAGTTAATAATTTTTCGATAACTGCCAGTTCTTGTAATGGATCAGTTCTTAAGAAGTTTTTATCAATGTCAAACTTAACAACATTGCCGCGAGCAGTGATGTCGTCCATCGATAAACGATCTTCAATGGCAGAGATAAATGGTTGCAAAGATAATGTCAAGAATTGCTTGCGCTCATCTTGAACATTTGCATAAGTCATTGAATTGTTCTGATCTGCTGAAACATAATAAGCAGGAACATTGCAAAGGCGCGCAATTTCAGTTGCCAAATTGAAAATGGCTTCCGAATACATCATCTCTTTAGGTGAGAATGACACTGGCTTATATTCTAAAGTGCTAGTTAGATAAGCAGTTGAACGATTGTTGCGAGCAGTGCGCCAAGCAGCTAGTAATCCTGAAACTTCTTTAGGATCGAGATCAGCACCGGTATTTTTAATGTAACCAGTTGCCATTGGAGTTGATGCAGCAATCGCTGCTGCCTTCTGAACATCGATCGCCGCGCGAATTGTTTGAATGCCTGTGTTTAAGATACCGGGTAGCAAAGATTGGAAAGTAATTAAACTACCAAGACCGTCCATTGGTAATGTTGTTCCATCAACTGCATAAGACTTAACAAAAGTATTGGTGCTATCTAAAGTTGCAGTTACACGATTGTTAGCGATCCACTCAAAGCGAGATGGTCGTCCATCTTCATTGTAAACTTCAACGACCTGCCAAAAGGCTTGCCCATATAGCAGCAATGATTCAACTGTGTAAGCGATCGTTACTGATCGAGGCTGAGAATATGAAGGTTGCTCTAACCAGACTGGTGAGCCAAGTTCTTCATTAGTTGATTTTCTGTAAAGCTCTAAAGGGATTGCGCCGATAGTGCCAGCCAAAAGATTGCGGCATCTTTGCAATGCTGGTACAGAGAGGGCATCTTCTCTGCTGACGAATGCATATTGAAACGGCATTGCATAAGGTGAATACTCACCTAAAACTTGTGGGGCATACTGCGCTTCGACAGACGACTTTTTAGAAGGTGATTCTGCTCGCGAAAATATACCCATGGCCTAAATGATAGCACAACCTAGACAGATTGCTAGTATTTGTCAAGTTATGATTTGTGGTTTTGGTTGAGGGATCATCAGCTTTGATACGACCATCGCCAAGCCGATTGGTGCTGAGATGTCGCCAGCAGACTTTCGCTTAATGATTCGCCATGCTGAGTCATTGACTTTAGCTGCACAGTTGTTCATCTGCTGGATCAATTCCGCTTGCCCATTGTGGACTATTCGATGGTTGACTAAACCTTCCAGAAGATCGCCACAGGCCTTGTAGAACTGTTGCCCTGATACGTCCTCGATCATAACTCCAGCATTGCTCAAACGGTCTGCAATGGTCTGAGTTGCGTACTTGTCAAAGCAGACTAGGCGAGGCTTATAGATGTCGCACCAGGCTTTGATCGATGCAGCCATCTTGAGTTCATCGATGGCAACTTGTGAACTGTAAGTCTCCAAGATTCCGATGCCAATCCGTCCATCTGGGAGTAGTTGTCCTGCGACCAGTGATCCGTTCCGCCGTGACGGACTGACATCGAAACCGAATACAGTATAAGCCCCAACAGCCATCTCTAGTGTGCTATCTGAAGTTTCTTCTAAAATGCCATGAGGCCAGGGGCTGGAAAGACTGTCGATCCAGCTGCAAAGTAATTCCGTGCGAGTGTTTTCGATCGGACTGGTTGCGATCGCTTCTTCAAGTGCTTCTTCTGTGATTGTGTAACCCAAAGATGGATTAGCTTGAGCCCAGGCACTGCGATCAGTTATCTTGCAATACTGAGGGGCTGAGTATTCATAGAAGCCGAAAGACTTTGGCGGATAATCAATAGCGCGCTCTCTGAGGTCATTTAGCACAGTGCTGAAAGCATCACCGGCATTGGAAGTTAACAAAGTGTGAGAATTAGGGTGGGCTCTGGTCGTTGGAGTTGCTGCCCGAAATGCGTCCTCGGTAATCTCTCGAACTTCATCGATGTAAAGCAAACCATTGACAGATCTTCCGCGAGAGCCATCTCGAGTAGCTGCTACGACATCAAGCCTTGCCCCAGATAGCATCTCGATCGACTCAGTGCCGTTGGCGTGTCGAATCTGCTTGACGAATCCTTTGAGATGGTCATTGGTTTCTAAAAGGTGAGTTACTTGCCTAAAAGTATCTAAAGCCATGCTTCGATTTGAGGACATGATTAGGACATTGGTATTCCACTTGATCAAGTGAGCAAGAATCAGCATTCGCGCTAAATGGGTCTTGCCATTCTGACGAGCGACCAAGATCAGGGAAGACTTACGAATCCAGTTGCCCTTTTTGTCAATCGTGAGCATATCTTTGAGAACAAACTCCTGCCAAGGCATTAAAGGCATCTTTACAATCTCACAGAGATCCTTGACATCTTGCAGCTTGTTTTCGCCCTTTAGGAGTGGGCTGTGAAGCCTTGGTTTAGTTGCCCCTCGTAGGGCTTTGGATCTTTTGGGCTTATCTGTCATTGACTCGGACTAGGTCGGGTCTTAAAAGGACTGTCCAGCATCGGTTCGGACTGTGTCGGGGAGATATTGCAAGGAAAGACAGGGGGGGTAGCCGTCTTACCTAAAAAAACCCCATCATTAAGCGAACCCTTGCGTAGATTGCATGACTTGCATAAGACTCTTAGATTGTCCAAGTCATGAGTTCCACCAACCTTGCGAGGAATGATGTGATCGATGTGCATCTCACCTTGATCAGTGCCACAGATCTGACACATTCTGCCATCACGCATAAACACACGCTCACGTTGTGACCGGTATCGTCTACTGTTTAACTTATCTAATGCCATGAGCGTTGCTTCCAATGATCTAAGGCTGCACAGTAATCAGGCTCATTACCTATCATGCCATATCTATGACTGACATATCTATGAGTCCAGTCGTATTGCTGCATTGGTGTAGCTGTGGCTAACCACTGCGATCTACCCTGCATGAATCCATGATGGCTACCATTAACAGCATTGAAGTTCCAATTACTCTCTTTAGTAGCAAGAGTGTCTAAGCATTGGTAATTGTTAATTGATAACTGGCTTTGAATATATTCTTTAATCGTTAAAGGTTTAACTTCTTTTGCTTCTGCTTCTGTGGGTGCTGATTCATTTATGAATAGACCTGCCCCAACAGCTAAACACGCGGTCGCGAGCAATCGCCCACAGGCGCTCGCTAGCGAGTTATAGCGTAGCAGTCGTGTCAAATCCATTGATGTTTTACGCATGATCTTGGGCGTGTCTAATCCTGCATGCAATCATGACGTTCATCAAGATTAAACGCACAGTAATAACAACCCATCGGCTCTTGACAATAAGCGCAGCTGTATTCGAACATGACTTCATTGCAACACATCATTAAAGTGCTGCGACTGCTTTGCCTGTAATGAATGCTCAATTAGGTTCTCCTGTTCTGATGAACTCGATTATGCGATTGATCAATGCGCCTTCTGCTTCGTTGCCACACCTGGCACAAACACAGATCGGCAGATAATGACGTGTAACCTCAGCTGCTAATACTTCTCTAAGATCTTGTAATACTGTTTTCATTTTTTGTCCTTTCCCCAGCCAGTACCTTTAAAGATCGCTGGAGTGGCTGTGAATACCCGAATCATGGGAGTTGAACAGTGCAGCACCGGGTTAGCAGCTGCGCTTATTGAGTGTTCTAACTCTTGTGTTTGTCCACAAACTATGCATTCATAATCATAACGAGGCATTGTGATCCTTACATTTAGTGCAGTATTTGTAGTCTGCAATCAACCAGGTGCCACAGCCTTGGCAACGGCTTGGCTCTTGAAACCATTCTGCATAATCGACTTTATTGAGTAGCTGAACCAGATCTGAGAATCTGAGCATTGCACCGTATTCAGCTGCATCTTCTCCCTGTCCATTGAATCTCATAACCACAACGCTCAGCTTCCCATCTGAGCGTTTACGGGTCTGATCCAGCCACTCCTTAGGTTGGAAGGCAGATCGTGCTTTCACTTCGATGTCGAACGGAACACCTGTGATATCACTGCCTTGCCTACCTGCCCCAGCACTTTCTGCATAGGGGAACCACTTTTGAAGGAACTCAGCGACGCACTTCTGAGTGCGGTAACCCCTATGTTTACGATGCTGGGAAGCCATTGGTTAGAACCAGATCGCTGGGCATTGTTCTGCCCGATTCTTAGCCGAACAGGTATAGCCTTCATAAGGCTTACCTGTCTTAGATGATGTGCCAGTCTTGTGAATCATCGATCCATGCTGGCACTTTGGTGGTTGCGGTAATTCTTTGGCGTTGAGTTCATCAGCTAATAAGTTCATCGCTGAACTCAAAGTTGGTGCGCCCTCGACTTGTACGACTTCTTGTACGTCTTTCGGACTTTCAATAGTCCATGCATCTGCTACTGGTTCTGGGAACTTTTCTTTGAGGATTGGTTTTTCCGTCTTGACTGTATTGGGTGACCCCATTGATACTTTCTGCATTTCTTCTCTGGAAGGGCGTCTGCCTTTAGCAGCATAGCCTCCGTTTGCCAATGCGCGCCCAAGGCTTGAAGTCTCGCAGTTTTCCAAAGCGCTAGTTGAATTAACGCCGCGGTCAGTATCCTTCTCTTCAGCATACCCAGTCGAGAATGCGACTTGGTCAAGAAAAGTGCGGTAGAGATAGGCTTTAACAACATATCGATGAGCTTCACATACTTCCAATTCCGTTGAGATACGTCCATCTGGATAATCCTTCCAAAACTTTTCCAGTCGGCTCTCGACTGTTTCATAATCAGCTAAATTAAACGCCATGATCGATCTCCTCTTGCTTTACTAGAAACTCGGCTTGCTCGGTTAAAGGCCAGTGAGATCCATCTGGCCAGATTGACACCCAGACAGCACAAGGCTGGCAGTAATGTCGGTTGATCCCTTTAGACTTAGCATGCTGACTTACCACAGTCCAAATAGCTAGTGTTTTACCTTTGCCATTAGGGTGATCTTGACCCCAACGCATCTTGCAGTAATCACACCATTGACCGGGTTTGGCCTTAGTAACTGTCAAGGTCTGTCCAATCAGTTGATGTAATAGAGCCAGCGATTGCAGAGTACGAACAGATGTCTTTGTAACTGTCTGGGTGGTTTGCCGTTGTTTTAATTCGCGAGATTTTGGTGAGGATAAGACAGATTGCGACTTCGTGTGGCTCGATGTTTTTGTCAAGATACACACTCCAGAGTCTTGCGATTTGAATGTGATTGAGAGTTGAATCGCCGTACTCACTACCTCGCTCGACGAGGAGTTGCTTGGCTTCATCGAGGATTTCACTGGCCTTCACTCTGACCAGAATGTGTGTCGGGCAACTGAGCGACCCAGTGCGTAGCCTTCTTCTTTACCTTCTTTGAATCCCATGCCATATCCAGCAGCTATGCCAACAATTAAAAACGCTAACATAACTAGATAAAAATAAAGATCTGTGTTCATTTTAGCCCTTTCCATCAAGTCAACGGTTGACTGATAAGGCTTAAGGTACAGGTTGCCGAGGACTAATCAATCACCTTTTGATAACGAAACGGTAACAATTCTGCATCGTCCATGTGGTTGTCGATGTCTCGCCTAAGCGGATTATCTAGGTCGTCCATACCTACGACCGTTAACGGCAAAGGTTCCGTCCTTTTCTATGTGAATGATCGATACCTGAACGCCCTTAGCATCTTCCTCGAGGATCAAGAATGCCTGTTGCCAGTTCATTGTGCCTTTAGTGTAAGCAGCCTTGCGAATGTCCATGAGATGTCCACCCTCGAAGCCACGCAGAATGCGCCCTAATTTGCCCCCAGAAGCCTCTGTAAAGGCCGATTGACCAGCGCGGTGAGTGTGTCCGCAGATCACGCTTAGCCCATGCCTACGGGCTGCTTCTAGGGCTGTAAGGCCAGGCGTAGGTTTAATGGCCTGTTCATCTCCATGAACTGCAACATAACCCTTAGCAATAGCAAATGGCTTCTTGTGGTAGGAGATTCCCAGTTCATCGAGCTTCATAAACTTTTCAAAGCGAAGTTCTGGTAATGACAAGAATGCTGGAATCTTGTTCATGATGACATTGTAAAGACGGTCAGTGTGATTAGACCTGATCATGTGGGCTTCTTTGGCATACTGGGTCAATTCCCATAAGACATCGACCGTCATGTCGCGATCACTAGCTAGGGTTTGTTCGTACCAGCCTGGCTTATTTTCCGTCCATCGGCTGATCTGTGGGAGATCGATTTCATCTCCAAGAGTAACGACAGCATCGGGGCGAATCGCTTTAATAAAACTCGAAACATTTTTAACTGCTACTTCATCGTGATATGGGACTTGTAAGTCTGGAACTACGATGGTTCTTTTCATTAATCCTCGTCATCGTCGGGATAAAAGTCCGGCATTCTGCTGGGATTATCGTTGATGCGTTTAGGCAGGATCCAGTCAGGATATGAATATGGATCCATAAGCAATGACATGCAGATATCTGTGGCAAAACCAGCCTTACGCAAAGCCTTGTAATACTCATTAAGACCAATGCAATACGCTTCTAAGGGCGTATAGCCTTGATCCTCTAATGCCTTTGCTTTGCGCGGAGCCATGGTTTATTTTAGCGTTCTAAAAGTATGTTGTAAATCTCATCAACGCGTGTGTTGAGTCGCTTGATCTCGCTGAGCAAGTGTGTGATCACATAACCAGCCAATCCACCGATTGTCACAAGCGTGGCAATATAGAGCTGAAAGAAATCTGCTTGGCTCATTTTCTTCCAAGTTCATCTTTAGGATCCAAGTATCGCAATACTGGTGGAATGATCGATGCAACGCCAGCGGCAATCAAAGCCTTAGGCTCAGTAACACCAGCTGCGTACATTGAGATAACTGCAACCAAGAATGCTCTGCCCCATGAGCCTAACGCGTTTTGTAGATCTTTCATTGTGTTCCACCAATCATAGGTATTTGAAGAAACTCACCATTAAGGTCAGCCTTTTGCGTAAACGAGATATGGCAGTGGTGATTATGTTTGTTGATGCCTGTGTATTTACGCCACTTCCAAGCGAGTTTTGAACTGGCAATTTTGCCGTCAAAGATGATGTAGCTGATGCGCTTTGACTTATCAGACTTTGCAAAGACACGAATCTGATCCGCAAGATCTGGCATGAGGTCTGGTTTAGCCTTGCCTGAAAGATCTCGATCGACAT